AAGACAAGAGGTCTGTGCAAAGGAATGCAACCCAAACGAGACTCGTGCGAAATGCGAGGCATGTTTTGCAGCGTGATGGCGTAATAATCCGAGACCAGTGCGAAGGCTGAGGAATTACCGTAGCGGGGCAATAGCTAGAAGGGACTTTATGGATAATCAAGTTATGGATAATGCGTCTGATTTAAATCAGACCCAGGTTGAACCTGTACAAATCACTGAGAAATTAGTGCCACAGTCACAGGTTAATGAAATTGTCGGCAATGCAAAACGAGAAGCCGCAGAACGTGCTGTAGAAGCGTATAAGCGCCAACAAGCACAATCTAGCTCATTCTCCAATGAATCGCGACAAAATCAGTCATATGAAACACCAAATCGCTATATGTCAGAAGAAGACATTAAGCGCTTAACTGGCGATGAAATTAAACGTCATTTAAGTCAAATTGAACAAGATGCCGCAGAACGCGCCAATGTTGAGGCTGCTAATCGGGTCGTGAATCAATTTAGAGATAAGGTGCTCGCTGGGAAAGATAAATTTCAAGACTTTGAAACTGTGACTGGTAATGTAGCAATGCAATACTATCCAAACGTTGTACAGCTTCTAGCCGAACACGTTGATAATACAGCAGACGTACTTTACCACTTGGCAAAAAATCGAGACAAACTATACCGTCTTGAATCGCTTAGCAGTCACAATCCTTCAGACGCAATTTATGAAATGCGACGTTTGTCAGATTCAATTAAAGAAAATGACGACGTAACAGGCATAAAAAATCCTAAATCGCCATTATCACAGCAAAGGCCTTCTAATACCGGAACGGATTCTGGCGGCACTTTGTCTATGAGCGATTTAAAAAGAAAATACCGCGCTTAAGACAGCCACTAAGAATCTTAACTTAATGGATAAAGTTAGGAGTACTTAACATGGCAGTTTTTCCCACAAACATTTTACAACAGGTGCAAACCTACCAACGCTCAGGACTTGCACTATTACAAAACCTTTGTTGTCATATTGCTACAGCTAATACAAGATTTAAAGATTTTGACCTGATTCAGGCCAACTTGGGCAGTACCGTTACATTTGATTTACCTCCACGTTTTACAACGACCGCAGGTTTAGTGGCTGCATTCCAACCCGCAGTACAGCGCGTACAAACGCTTGCTTGCGACCAAGCCAACAACACGTCTTTTGCAGTGACTTCACAACAACGTATTTTCAACTTAGAAAAAGGCGAAGAAGACTACATGCGTGTGTTTGGTAAGTCTGCGATTGCGGAACTTGCTGCATTAGTTGAAGGCAATATTGCACTTAACTGGGCGTCTGGCGTTGTATCACAATTAGACGGAACAACCAATACGTTTTCAGGCCCCTATCGATTCTTCGGTAATGGTTCAACAGCCATCAGCTCCTACCAGCAATTAGCGCAAGCCATAATGTTCTTCAAAAACTATGGCGCTGTATCTGAAGGAATTAAAGTTTACTTGCCTGATACCGTTATTCCTAGCATTGTAGGTTCTGGTCTCAACCAGTTTGTACCACATCGTAACGATGAAATTGCAATGTCATGGGAAGTGGGTGATTTTGGTACACCTTTAGTCAGTTACTACCAATCTAACTTGATGCCGCTCCATATTTCAGGAGACACCGGTGTTAACCAACAAACGCTAACCGTGGTTTCTACTAATGACCCTACAGGTCAAAACGTGACTCAAATTACCTTTAGTGGTGCTACAGCGTCTGATGCCAATGCTGTATTTGCAGGAGACTTGTTTGCATTCCAAGATGGTGTATCCGGTCAGCCCAATATGCGTTATTTAACGTTTATCGGTCATTTTCCAAGTGCTAACCCTGTTCAATTTAGAGCAACTGCCAATGCTGCATCGAATGCGTCAGGTGTTGTGACAATTAACATTACCCCTGCACTAAACTGGGCTGGTGGTCAAAACCAAAACGTTAATAATCCAATTGTTGCAGGCATGCAAGTTTTGGGTCTTCCTTCACATCGTTGCGGTGGTATTTTAGGTGGAGACGCGTTTTATTTAGCGATGCCTCAATTGCCTGAACAAAGCCCTTACCCAACAGCAAATGAGTATGATGACACAACCGGTGCATCCTTACGTTTGACTTACGGTTCTTTGTTTGGACAAAACCAAACCGGCATGATTTATGATGAAACTCATGGTTCAGTAATCGTTCCTGAATACTCCATGCGCTACATTGTTCCATTGTCACAAGGTTAATGCTTTAGGTACTGGTTACAAATCGTAACCAGTTCAAACCCAATTTATTGAGGATAAAAACATGGCTACTCCACAAATACAAAACGAGACAATTTATGCATTGCCTCATTTATACATCACTGGGCTGCAATTATCCGCAGCCACCCCAACAGCGGCTACCGTTATCGCTGTAGCACCAGGGGCTGCTCGTGATTCAACCAATAGCATTGATATGGTCGTTGGGTTACAAAACTATTTTGGTATTGATAATCCTGCGTTACTTTTCCAAAACTACCAGCCTGGACTGTTTATCAATTCCGCAATCAATGGCGTTAACGGTTTGGATGCGGGCACAATTGCTGCGAGTACGCAATATGCAGTGTATTTAATTGGCGATTCACGCAATTACAACAACACTGCGGCTATATTGAGCCTAACTAGTAACCAAGCACCTACATTGCCAGCGGGTTATGATTCCTACCGCTTAATTGGTTTCTGGGCTACCGATGCATCCAGTCACTTTGTTTATGCGACCAATAAGCCTCAAAACATTGGTGGATTGTTAACCTATTTCAATTCCCCCGGTATTGCCGTACTAACTGGCGGAAATGCGACTACCTTTACAGCAATGGATTTAACCACAGGTAGTGCGATTCCAACGACAACACTGGAAAACATAATCGTGACGTTATTGGTTAATTTTACACCTGCGGCTGTCGGTGATACGGTGCAATTTAGACCTACAGGCTCTACGGCAACTGGTAATTTGCCAACAATAACAGGCACCACTGCCGGTTTTGCGCAAAGTCAATATATCCAAGTTATTGCAGGTGTAGGCGCATCTAAGCCTGAGATTGATTACAAAGTCACCTCAGCATCGGATGCTGTTACCGTATCAGTGGTTGAATGGGCAGGGGTTTCTAATACTGCTTATCCTGCATTGGTGTAATTCTAAATAGGGAGTGGGTGAAATGGCTTATACTGCTGAAAAGTTAATAACTCGCTCCTTGTATTTATCTGGAATTGTTGCTCGAAATTTACAAGTACCCACAGGCGATCAAATCTATGATGGCTTGGACATGCTTAATGATTTATTAAATTTTAAGCAAATTGAAACCGATTTAATCCCTTATTGGCAGTACATTACTTTCAATGCAGTTCCAAGCCAAGAATATTATTTTTTACCCAATGTGGCAGCCATTGAAGAGATGACCTTTAATCTAGGCGTTGTCCGCTATCCTATGGTAAGTACCAGTCGCTCTAACTATTTTGGTTCCTCACGCGTTGATAACATTACAACCCTACCTTTTTCTTGGAACTTTGACAGGTCAGTCGGAGGTGGTCAGTTAGGCATGTACTTTATTCCTAACCAGCCTTACCCAATCAAGATGAAGGCTAAAATATTTTTTGTGGATGTGAATTTAGATACCGATTTAACCGACGTTACACAGTCGCTACTCGTTCCAATTGGTGTGCCCAACTATACCCTATATACATTCATTAACAGCCCTACACAAGGCTATGATACGTCTTATATTGAATATCTGCGTTACGCGCTAGCTAAGTACTTCTGTAGTGAATATGGGATTTTATTTAACCCAGAATCTGAGCAGATTTTAAAATCCTATCAGCGTAAGTTGATGTATATGTCACCTCCTGATTTATCTGGGAAGAAATTGTCTATTCTTAATGCAGATGGTAACAATGGGGGGTACTCGTGGGGAGATATAAATATCGGGAGGGGCTGGCGTCCATGACCTATAATTAATTGACAATGGATGACCTACCAAATATAATTCTTCTGAATTAACCAAACAGGAGAATAAAATGATAGTAAAAATATGTAAAATTCATGGTTCGTTAACAGAAGAGAATGTTAGGCGAGAAAAAAATAAACAAATGAAATTAGGATATCAACTTCGATGTCTTGAATGTAGAAGAGATAAAGATAGGACTTACAAATTAAATAATCCTGATAAACATAAGGCTTCGGCTAATAAAAAAAGAAATGAAGATAGGCGTTTATTTAGAGAAGGATTATCAGAAATAGAACCAAA